CTGCGCGAGGCAGGACTACGGTCCATTGGGAATCCTAAGCAGACAGAGGGATTGCTCGCCGCTCTCGCCGGTCTACCAACCGACACGAGCCCAGAGAATACAGTCGAGCTTGTACTGGACTTACGTCGGCGCAATCTTATACTTGAGTTGGCTGCTCAGTCGAGCGAAAATGACGCTAAAAAGCTTGCTAAAACGTATGCTGCCCTCCAAGACGTATGGGACAAGCGCCAGCTAACAGAAGCCATTGAAGTTGAATATGCAAAAGACTGGGACGATCTTGATTCCGTGGTGGGCAAGGACCGTCGCATACCGCTGGGTGTGCCTAGTCTTGATTCTCGAATTGGCGGCGGAGTGCTGCCAGGCCATCACGTACTTGTATTTGGTAGAACGGAGATAGGAAAGTCATGCTTCACAATTGCTACCGCTGCTTCGCTACTCCGGTCTGGGCAACGTGTCCTTTATGTGGGCAACGAGGACGAGATAAATATTCTGAAATCGCGGATAAGATTGTCGATACTTGGATGGACGCAATCGCAACTAGAGAAGCTGCCAAAGAAGGGGCTTCGTCTCCTCCAGGAGACAGTCGGGGACCGGCTAATCATGGTCAAGATGACTCCGGGTTCCATATCAGCATTAGAGGACCTGACGGAGAAACACGCACCATCGGTATTAGTTGTCGATCAAATACGCAATCTGTCTGGGCCGGAAGATGGGATGACCCAGAAGATGGAGCAAAACGCTATAAGGTTTCGGTCCTTATTGAACCGGAGGAAGTTGATAGGCATCAGTGTGACGCAAGCGGGGGATCGGAGCCAGAAGCACGGAGAGGACGGCCCGCTGTATCTGTCGGCTGGCGACGTGGACTCAAGTCGGGTGGGTTTACCTGGCACGGCGGACCTACAGATTGGGATCGGCTGCAACGCTGAAATGCTCTCTCGCGGCCTTAGAATGCTCAATTTCGCGAAAAACAAGCTATCCAGCGATCCGGGCTCCCGCGAGCCCCTGATCGTCCGGTTTGATACAAGTCGAAGCATGGTTTTAGATGGTGATAAGTAGTGGCGAAGTTCGTCTAAAGGTAGGACCCGGTTATTGTAAGCCGGAAATGCAGACTCGAAACCTGCACTTCGCCCCCTAACAACTGGAGTATGTGTAATGGCTATTGGTAAATCTTTTGCAGGCATCCCCTCGGGCACGCGCTATGTGAAGCTTAGCATGGGTCCTATCGAGGCGTCCAAGCTTTACGCGCTTGTGCTAAGTGAGATCGAGGGTGACGGTACGTTTTACAACGACGACAAGCACCTGGCTAGGATTGCGAATGCCCTAGCAGATGCTGGCGTCATCCCGGACGCTGCGGTTCTGGAGTATGTGAGTTAATGGCTAAACAAACATTGGAGGCAGCAATTGCCATTGCTAACAATTGCGCTCGGGCCAAACGCATTGCGGGACTACAAGCAGATGTCCCGTACAGCCAAGCGCAACTTTGTGAAGTCATTGATACGCTCTTACAGCAATTCGACACACTCAAGTCGGAAATTACGACTGCGAATCGTCGGTATGCCGCGTCGAACGCGCGCTATCAGCGGCTAGCAAAGGCCACCGGTAAGCATGTCCCAGAGGAAGCCGTTGAGTGAACTACCGGAGTTTATCGCCCATCCAGACCCTTCACGGTATATGGGCGATAACTTTCTTGTTATCGACTTCGAGACGGAGGTAAATGATGGACGTTTTGGTTCCGCATTGGATGCTCGTAATGCTCTGTCTCTTGCCTGCTGGGCTCGCGGTGATGGAAAAGTACAAAGTTGCTGGGGCACTGAATATGAGCAGGCAGAACTAGCGGATGCAGTACGAAGTGTCAAATTTATTGTGGCCCACCAGAGCAAATATGAATTGGGTTGGCTGGCTCGTATTGGGGTGGATACTAGCCAGCTACTCTGCTTTGACACAAAAATTGCCGAATACGTTCTCTTGGGCAATCGTGCGGCTCCTGATAGTGACACTGGTCTCGCTGGGATCAGTACTAGTCTTGACGATTGCTCTATTAGACGGGGTTATCGTCCTAAGGATAGGATCGTAGATTTATGGATGAAGCACGGAATCAAGGTTTCGGACATGCCACCGCGCTGGGTACTGGACCGCTGCAAGCTGGATGTTATATCCACGCGGGCGCTGTTTCTGGATCAGCGCGCTCAGTTGGTGCGAAGCAATCGCCTGGGCTGCCTATATACGCGCTGCATCCTTACGCCCGTATTGGCGGCGATAGAGCAGGAGGGTATTCATCTTGACGCCAGTAGAGTTCAGTCAACGTTCGATGATTTTACTGAAAGGTTTAGCGCGCTTGAACGCGAATTTATGTCGTTCACAGGGGGTATCAACTGGCGAAGTCCTAAACAAGTCGCCAACTATCTCTATGACGTACTCGGATTTCGTGAACTTACAGGAAGAGATGGTAAACCTAAGAGGACGCCTAGTGGAGGCCGTCTTACAGACGCCAAAAGCCTCCCTAAACTCAAAGCTAACACAGGCGCTCAGAAGCAGTTTCTCGACTACAAAAAGGCTCTTGGACAAGTTGGATTCGCTCTCAGCAAAAATCTAGACTATTTTAAGGAAATCTGTGACTCCGAAACTGCTAAATGCGTCTTTACTGCTGAGTTCAACCAGACGGTTACGGCAACACATAGACTCTCTTGCTCTGGCATCACAACAGAACATGGCCGCGCAGTACAACTTCAAAATATTCCAAGAGGCTTCAAGTCTCTGTTCTCAGCTAGACGGCCTGGCTGGCTCATTGGAGAAGCTGATGGTGCTCAATTGGAATTCCGGGTTGCGGCTTACCTCGGGAACGACAGACAGGCCAAGCAAGATATCAGCGATCCAGGCTGGGACGCCCACTGCGTAACCGCAGCGGCGATGCTAGGCAAGACTTACGACGAGACATACAAGGCATACAAGGCTGGAGAGAAGTGGGCCGCAGAAGCGCGCCAGGTTGCCAAGCCCGAGACTTTTAAGCCACTTTATGGTGGTAGTAAGGGCACGAGGCAGCAGGAAGCCTGGTACGCAGAGTTTAAACGGCGCTACCCGGATCTAGCCGAGAAACAGAAGGATTGGGTCTATGAAGTTCTACAGCACAAGAGACTTATCACCCCATGGGGACTCCGCTATTATTTCCCGCACGCTCGGGTCTCGGCTACTGGATACTGCAATGTGCAGTCTTCTGTTTATAACTATCCTGTACAGGCTCTGGCGACGGCGGAAATCATACCAGTGGCCGTCACATACTTTTGGCATACAGTTAGGGCAGAGGGACTGGTCGATTACATTATTCCGGTCAACACCGTGCATGACAGCCTGGTCTGTGAAATCCATCCTGACTATGTGAAAGATTTTACCAGAATTGCCCGAACTGCTTTTGGTCCATGTGTTTATAATTACCTTAAGCGTGTGTACGGGCTGGATTTTGATGTCCCACTCGGGACCGGCATTAAAATAGGTCCCCATTGGGGCGAAGGCAAAGAGGAGAAATATGAATACTTACACAGGGTTTCTGACGAAGATCGCAATCAAGGAAGGCCGCAGCGGCCGAGGGCCGTGGAAGCTGTATAGCGGACGAGTGGAGAAGGAAGATGGGACGGAGTACGACAAGTGGCTGTCATTTGGTTTCGACGCCCCGAAGGCGAAAGAAGGTGACTACGTCGAAATCCAAGCCGAAACGGACGCCAAGGGTTACGAGCAAGTCCAGTCAGTTAAGGTTCTCAAGAACCCGCCTGCCAAAGCCGCTGTCCCTGCTGGAGAGGGTCCTGCTGTACGAGGTCCTGCTAGCGGAGGGAAAGAGCGAAGCATACATTACCAGAGCGCTCGCAAGGACGCAATCGAGATGCTCAACTGCCTGATCGAGAAGGACGCCCTGCCGATTACCGCAGACAAGGCGAAGGCCGGGCAGGCGAAGCGCTACGAGGAACTGATGGCTCTGGTGGACAAACTTACGGTACGGTACTTCAATGACACAGAAACACAGCGAATTCTCACTACCGTTGTGGATGAAGGGGCTATTGAAGCTGAGGTCGGCGCTCTCCCTGCGGGAGAGACGGGCGAAGAAGACGACGCCTAATTACCGTGCTATCGGGTCGCCTCTGGCAGAGACTAAAGACTATCAGGTTGTCCTGGAGAGGGTGGTTAACCCCACCCTCCCGGACGGCTACGACTGGCAGTACGCAATCTATAACAAGGGAACTGAGATTATCGAGTTGCGCGGGAGCCAGTTTGCTCTGTCCGTTGTCGTTATGCAGAACCAACAGCAGATGCTGGATAAGGTCAGGAGTGGAGAAATGCACGGATACACGGTAGTGGATGCTGACATTCCGAGTCAGGGATGAGAAACGGATACGCAACAGCGGCGAAAGATAGCGACAAATATGAACATGTCGCTATGGCAGAGCGCGCCCTAGGAAAGCCTTTGCCACACAAAGCTGTTGTGCATCACATAGATAATAATAAATTAAATAACGATCCGAGTAACTTAGTTGTATGCCTGAATCAGGCATATCATTTGCTGCTTCATGCCCGACAGCGGGTTATGGATGCTGGCGGCGATCCTAATATCCAAAAAGTGTGTAAGGTTTGCCGACAAGTTTTAGCTAAAGATCTGTTTAGCTTTGAGACTAGCTGGGATGGCCGGGCTGCTGCCTGTTGCCTCTGCACAAACGCGCGGCGGCGCGGCAAGGGGTATGGTAAGTGGACCGAGCAACGTAAGTTGCAGCAACAAATTCGTCGCGCCGCGAAGGAGGACAGACCTCATGCATCTCATAATTGATGCTGATCCCTGATCGTGTATAGATGTGGATTCGCTGCGGAGACTCCTACGTACCACTTGGTAACGGAGGATCAGGAGACGGGGGAAATAGCTGAGGCGGTCTTTGCGCCCTATGACGGCAAGACTGCCGGGGCGCGTATGCAGAAGTTCCTGCAAGACAACCCGCAGCTAACCGTCATCGAGAAAGAGAAGCGAGTTTACCCTGAACCGGAGAGCCATGCCCTTGAAGCAGTTAGAACTCAACTTTACTCCATCGAAAAAGAGTGCCGAGACCACTTCGGGTGTGAGTTTACGGATATTACTACAGTCCTGTCTGGACCGGGCAACTACCGAGAACGTATTGCAACAGTGGTGCCATATAAAGGAAATAGAGATCCATCACACAAGCCCTACTGGTATCAATCAATTCGTAATTTCCTTACGCGGGACTATGGAGCCAAAGTAATCCACGGCCGAGAGGCCGATGACGAGTGTTCGATCATCGGACACCGCGCCCTGGCTGCGGGCATACCATTCGTTGTGGCCACGATAGATAAAGACCTAGATCAGATTCCCGGCAATCACTACAACTATCTTAAGCAGGTTTTCTATGCCCAATCCAGCGGTGATGCCCTCGCCTTCTTTCTACAACAATGCCTTTCTGGGGATGCAACAGATGGCATACCAGGGTGCTTCCGAGTCGGCGAGCAACGCGCAGCAGCAAGCATACAACGCTGGCTCGCAGGACACGCAGAATCCGAACGCGCGCTACTGGGCACGGCTACAGCAGCTGATCGTATCCACGCATTTCAACGAATGCGGTCAATTGGCCGAGGCGCTCCGCGAGCGCGCCTGGGTTGCCCAGCAGATGTCTGGGAGAACATCGTCGCGGAGTACCGTGCCTCACAGGCGAGGCCAGGTTGCCCGTATGTGGAAAGTAGTCCCGAAGCCGTTGCCTTAGAGACCGCTCGCCTGGTGTATTTGCAGCAGGAAGAGGGGGAACTGTGGATTCCTACAGGACCGCCGCATGACCTACTACCGGAGTACAAAGATGGATGAACATGATGAATATCAATTTGATGAAGAGACCGAGCCGCACGTTATCGAGGCTAATGAGTTGTTTGACAGCTATGACGGCGCTGATATTGCTGATTGGGCCACCGTCGATCTGTGCAGGCTTCATGAACTCATTGATATTGAACTCCAGCAGCGAGCGCCGCAGTAATGCCATACATTAAGCAAGAGCGCAGGGATAGGATTGATGAATTAGGGCCGTCTGTTATCGCAACAGCGGGCGATCTAAACTACTTTCTAACGCGGATCGCATTGGATTATCTTGGCAAGAAGCCCGATTACCAGCTATACAACGATGTAATCGGAGCCCTGGAGTGCTGCAAGTTGGAACTGTATAGGCGGCGGACTGCTGCCTACGAAGACGTTAAAATACAGGAGAACGGTGATGTCTACTAAAGTCTATATTGCGGGCAAGATGACGGGTCTGCCAAAGTTCAATTTTCCGGCCTTCGTTGAGGCGGCAGCCACTATGCGTGCGCTGGGCTTCGAGGTCGTGTCCCCTAACGAACAGGATACCCCAGAAGTGCAGGCGGCTGCGATGGCGTCCCCTGACGGTAAGATGATGGCCGACGGTACGATTGGTGGCTTGACTTGGGGCGATATCTTGGCTAAGGATGTGAAGCTGCTGGCCGATTCAGACTTTGACGGCATTGTGTTCCTTCCGGGTTGGGAGAAGAGCAACGGGGCTAAGTTGGAGGCAATCGTGGGGCTCTTAAAGGGCTTTTCGTTTGCTGAGTTTGTGGCCGGAACGCCGATCATGCGAGACAGGGAATGGGTAAAAGCAAAACTCCACGCAAACCTATAGCCGGTAAGCGTACCGGCAAGAAACGATCCGACTTCCACTGGACAGACCCTACAGGGGAAATATGGGACAGCCGCTTTGAATATATTTTCTACGCCGCCGCGCGGGCGGCAAACATCGATCTCCGACGCTGCACAGAAGATCATACCTTTTCCTACCTTCTGCCCATTAGGGGCGGTATCTGCGCAGGCTGCGAAGGTACTGATGTTGGTCAACGAAGGACTTATACGCCAGACTTTTATTACCCTGCCAAGGATACCGGGGGTCAGGATTGTCGCGCTTACATCGAAACTAAAGGCTACCTACGGGCTAAAGAACGTGCGCTTCTCCGAGCGTATTACAACGCGCACCCGGATACTATTCTCAGCGTCGTACTACAGCGGAACTACCGAGTTACCAAGCCCAACAAGTCCGGTGACGGCAGCGTAGTAGCGTGGTTCAACCGGTTCTTACCTAATGTGAGGGTTTCAATATGGAGTGGGTCAATAGAGTCAAAGCTTTTTACTGGAACACCAAATACTTCCATTGGCCGGTCTACAGTCAAGCGGAACTCGGCCAAAAGATCTACGAAACTGAATCCCGAATGATGGACTGCACCCGTGAGGATTACCAGCGGATGCGGGAGAAGTTGCTTGAACAGGAGAATCTGATCGATGAACTCAAAGCAAGCCAAGGCGTTAAGAAGGGCAATAAGGGACCTAGGAAAACTGCAACGAAGCGTGCATCAAAGCGCCGAGTATAAGGCACAC